ACCTCGCCGTCTTCGGGGTTCCATAGGGTCACGATGTAAGTTTGCATTTGCTTCCTCTCTCACTTGTTGCGGTAACAGACGATGAAAATCATCACGGCGAATATGCAGAATATGAAAAGCTCGAAGGGCATCGTCTGTTTGCTCCAATCAGATTGCGTAGGAATGGGTGGCGGGCTTGTCGCTGGCGGTAATCGCCACGATCACGCCGCGCTTGGCGAAGATGTCGTTAGCAGCGGCGCGCGCTTCGGCCTCAGTGGCGAAGCGCCAGGGCTTGCGGTTGGCGTGAACTTCGTAGGTCATGGTCGTTGTCTCCTCTGTTGACGCCTTGAGAATGGGGCAAGCATTGCACCTAGTCAACAAGTTTTTTCGCATCCCCTACATTTTTCTCGCATCACACTGGAAACGCTAGGATATTTTTTTCGTATCCTGGGAAAGAGACAGCGAACAGCTTGCCCTTCCGACCCGCCTCTGACCCGATTTGGAAGCGCCGTAAAACGCCTTAACAGCCAATTTGCACACGCCCGGACAATCCGGCGAGGGAATACCGTAGCTAAGTCATTGAGATATATGATGGTGCTAAGTGATGATATAACGTATCATGCTATGATATAACATATCATGTGCTGTACCCATCCCCCTTTGACCCCCCCCGGCCCCGGCCCTCGCGGGGGGCGGCGCATATACAACCTGACAGATACCGATTTTTGGCTGAAACCCCCTACCCCCGCCACTTGCCGAACAGACTGCCCCTCTCAAAAATTCTGCAATTTTGTGCTTGCAGAGTGTTAAGGCGTTCGTTACGTATCGCATTACCAACTGAGGAGAAGCACAGTGGCAGTCTACGGATACACCCGCGTCTCGACCGAAGATCAGGTCGAGAATACCAGCCTTGAAGATCAGGCCCGCCAAATCAAAGGCATAGCGATCACGCACAACCTGGAACTGGAACACATCTACGAAGAGCGTGGTGTGTCCGGCGCCGTCCCCCTCCTGCGCCGAGAAGAAGGGTGCAAGCTGGCGTTCCTCCGGGCCGGCGATACCGTCATTGTATCGAAGCTCGACCGTATGTTCCGCGACGCCCGCGATGCCTTAAATGTGATCGGGGACTGGGAAGAGGCTGGGATCAACCTCATCATCAACGGCTACGGGAACGTGATGGACAAGAGCAACCCGAACGGCCGGTTCATGCTTGAGATCATGGCCGTGTTCAGCGGCGAAGAGCGCCGCCGGATTCGGGAGCGCGTTCTGGCCGGGCGCCGCGCCAAGCAGCAGGCGGGCGGCTTCCTTGGGGGCGAGCCGCCATTCGGTTATTCACGATCTGGGAATGGTCGCAATTCGCGGCTGCGGGAGAACCCGGAGGAGCAGGACGCGATCATCACGATGAAGGCGGCCCGCTTGAAGGGCCACAGTTATCGGGACATAGTGAAGATTGTGGCCAAGAAGCACGGCATCGACATCAGCCACGTCACGGTCCGCAAGATCATCACAGGAGAGCACTATGACTTCGTCCACCAGCCCTAAGCCGCGCCGCCGGCGCACGGCTGCTCCTAAGTCGGCCGAGCCGAAGCTGAAGACAGACAATCCGTCCCGCGCCGCCAAGGCTGCGAAAGAGGCTGCGGACCTTATGTCCCAGAGCAGCCAGCAGCAGCCGAACTTCTTCCTGATGTTCCTGAAGAAGTATCGTGACGACCCTGTCGGTTTTGTCCGCGATGTCCTCCGCGTGAAGCCCGACCCGTGGCAAATCAAATTCCTTGAAGCCATCAGTGCAGGCCACCGGCGCATCTCCGTGCGCTCAGGCCACGGTGTCGGTAAGTCCACGGCCGCGTCGTGGGCGATGTTGCACTACTTCCTCACCCGCTATCCGGTGAAGGTAGTCGTCACAGCGCCGACCTCTAGCCAGTTGTTTGACGCTATGTTCGCCGAACTGAAGCGATGGGTCAACGAACTACCTGACGTGCTGAAAACGCTGGTCGAGGTGAAAAGTGACCGCATCGAACTCAAAGCGGCCCCCACAGAAGCCTTTATCTCTGCGCGTACATCGCGTGCTGAAACGCCGGAAGCCTTGCAGGGTATCCACTCCGACCACGTTCTGCTGGTGGCCGACGAAGCGTCAGGTATTCCGGAAAGCGTTTTCGAAGCGGCGTCTGGTTCCATGTCGGGTCACAGCGCCACCACGCTTTTGCTGGGTAACCCTACCCGAAACACTGGCCTCTTCTACGACACGCACAACCGCCTCAAGGGCGAATGGAAGACGTTCCATGTGTCGTGCCTCGACAGCCCGCGTGTGTCCGACGCCTTCGTCAAGGAGATGCAACTGCGGTACGGCGAGGACAGCCCGGCCTACCATGTGCGCGTTCTGGGTAACTTCCCGCCGCGGGAAGAAGATACGGTGATCCCGGTCGAACTCATCGACGCCGCGATGAACCGCGACATGAAGGCCAGCGAGACTGCACTGGGTGTATGGGGTCTGGACGTGGCGCGTATGGGCAGCGACGCCAGCGCCCTCGCCAAGCGCCGCGGTTCGGTTGTCGAGGAGATACAGACTTGGAAGGGCCTCGACTTGATGCAGTTGACCGGGGCCGTCGTCGCTGAATACGAGGCCCTGCCGCCCAGCAAGCAGCCCGTCGAAATCCTCGTAGACTCTATCGGTCTGGGGGCGGGCGTGCTTGACCGTTTGCGCGAACTGGGCCTGCCGGCGAGGGGGATTAACGTGGCCGAAAGCCCGGCGATGAAGGGGACGTATGCGAACCTGCGCGCCGAACTCTGGTTCAAGGCCAAGGCGTGGCTGGCTAATCGTGACGTGAAAATCCCCAAAGACGAGACCTTGTTCGCGGAACTGGCCGCGCCAAGGTATAGCTTCACGTCTACTGGTAAGATGCAGGTAGAGAGTAAGGAGAGCATGAAGAAGCGCGGCCTGTCCAGCCCCGACAAGGCGGACGCGCTGTGCCTGTGTCTGGCGACAGACGTAGCGACTGCGCTCCACGGGTATTCGATGTCCGCGGCCAATAAGGGGCCGCTGCGCCGAAATATAAGAGGGCTTGTGTAGGCGGCCCGTATTAGATTATACGGGGTATAGCTCCTCAGTTTCTGGGTACGAGCGGCGTAGTAGGGTGCTGTCTCCTCTCTCCTCCCCTTCTGCGCTTTCAGGGGGCCGGCACGCCACATGCCGGCCCCCCTTTTTATTGAAACAAAAACCGCGTATTAGAAAGTCCCGCATCGACAAGAGGGGGGTCTATGGGGAAAGACACGCGAGTTTGCAATCGTTGCGGCCAAGTCCGACCCGCGTCGGAGTTTACAGCACGCCGGCTGTTCTGCCACCGTTGCAATAATTTTCGTCTCCGGTACAGGACGACCTACGACGAAGTGAAGGCGCTTTGGGAGGCGCAAGATGGCGCGTGTGCGTTGTGCGAGACGCCCTTAGATATACACTCGAACTCGCGCTCGTCGCACGAAACGGCCCACGTAGATCATTGCCACACGACGAATAACATCCGCGGGCTTCTCTGCCGCCACTGTAATTTGCTATTAGGCCATGCCAAAGACCGCATAGTTGTGTTACAAGCGGCAATTAGGTATTTGGGTAAGAGCGCGGCGGATTTTCCCGAAAAGGATACGGCAGATGAAACCCACCAAGATGCAGAAGAAGATCGGCAAGGTGATGGGTGAGTTCAAACGTGGGACTTTGCATAGTGGCAAGGGCGGCCCCGTTGTAAAGAACCGTAAGCAGGCGGTGGCTATCGCCATGTCGGAAGGCCGCAAGGCTTCGCGCAAGCGTAAATAGGAAAATCTACATGGCGAAATACCGCGACAACAGCCGTCCCTCCGACGAAGAGATTGAAGACGCCGCGAACGGCGAACTTCCCGAAGATACGGAAGACGACGAAGAGTTTCAGGGCGTCAGCGAAGACGACCTGCACGGCATTGTCTCGGCCGAGATTGATGACGCTGTAGACTACGTCGATGAAGTTATCAGCCCGCAGCGCGCTCTGGCTGGCCAATACTACAAGGGCGAGCCGTTCGGGAACGAGGAAGAGGGCCGCAGCCAAGTCGTCTCGATGGACGTGCGCGACACCGTGCAGGCCATCATGCCGTCGATCATGCGCGTCTTCTTCTCCGCAACCAATGTAGTTGAGTTTGCGCCGAACGGGCCGGAAGACGTGCAAAGCGCCGAACAGGCGACAGAGTATGTCAACTACTGTCTGACTCGTGACAATAACTTGTTCGGAGATTGCTACTCGTCCTTCAAGGACGCGCTGGTGCGCAAGAACGGTATCGTCAAAATCTGGTGGGACGAAGACAAGACCGTCGAGACTATTGACTATACCGGACTCGATGAGCAGTCGTTCACTGTACTTATGTCGGACCCCGACGTGGAACTGCGCGACATCGAAGTCGAGATGTCGGGTATGGAAATCGAATTGTCCGAGGAAGGGCCGGAGGTGGAAGCCGAGGGGCCGGACGTACAGATGGCGTCGGTTACGCCGCCGGTGTATTCCTGCACCGCTGTCCGCACGACTACCAAGGGCCGCATCGCCGTGGCCTCGGTCCCGCCGGAAGAGTTCCTCATCAACCGCCAAGCGAAATCTCTGGAAGACGCGGCGTTTGTCGGCCATCGCCGCTATGTTACCGTCTCCGATCTTGTTAGAATGGGTTACGAACTCGACGAGATCGAAGACCTTGGCTACGAAACAACCGAAGACTTTAACGGGAACGACGAGGCCTTCGACCGGAATCCGGACGCAACGATTCTTGGCGCGGGCCGAACGGACCTTGCGAGCCGCAAAATTGAGTACATCGAAACCTATCTCTACGTAGATATGGACGGCGACGGCATCGCCGAACTTCGTCGTGTGTGCGTCGGCGGCAGCGCCTACAAAATCCTCCACAACGAGCCGTGCGACCACATTCCGTTCGTGAGCTTCTGCCCCGATCCGGAGCCGCACACCTTCTTCGGTATGTCGGTTGCGGATGTCGTGATGGACATCCAGCTTATTAAGTCGAACATCCTGCGTAACATGCTCGACAGCTTGGCGCAGTCGATCCATCCCCGCACGGCCGTCGTCGAGGGCCAAGTCAACCTCGAAGACGTGATGAATACCGAAGTTGGCGGTATCATCCGTATGCGCGCGCCGGGTATGGTGCAGCCGTTCTCGCAGCCGTTTGTCGGCCAAGCCGCGTTCCCGATGCTGCAATATATGGACGAACTGCGCGAGAACCGCACGGGCATCAGCAAGGCCGCCGCCGGCCTCGATGCGAACGCGCTTCAGTCGTCCACCCGCGCTGCAGTCGCGGCGACAGTCACCGCGGCGCAACAGCATATCGAACTGATCTGCCGCATCTTTGCCGAGACGGGTATGAAGCCGCTGTTCAAGAAGGCTCTGTACCTGCTGACGACCTATCAGGACGCGCCGCGTATGGTGCGTCTGCGCAACCAGTTCGTGCCGATTGACCCGCGCGTGTGGGACTCGAACATGGATGTCGTCGTCAACGTGGCGCTGGGCACCGGCTCGAACGAAGAGAAGATGGCGTTCTTGGCGCAGGTGGCCCAGAAGCAGGAAATGCTGATCCAGCAGGGCGGCGTGCAGAACAACCCGCTTGTGGACCTTGGGCAGTACCGCAACACGCTGGCGCAGATGCTGGCGCTCGCGGGCTACAAGGACCCGAACATGTTCTTCAAGGACCCGGCCATGCAGCCGCCTCCGCCCCCGCCGGCACCGCCCCCGCCGTCGCCTGAAGAAATTCTGGCGCAGGTGCAGGCACAGGCCATTCAGGCCGACATCCAGAAGAAGGCCGCGGAACTCGAACTCCAGCGCGAAGAAATGATGCGCAAGGACGACCGTGAGCGCGATAAGCTGGACGCCGA